TACAATGAACGTATGTTTAACAAAGTATATGTTCCTTCCTTAGATTACACATATTATTTAATTCAGATAGCCGATGAAGATGTAAATGTAATTGCTCCATTTAAGAAGCAATTAGATCTTTGTGCTCAAAACGAAAGGTTTAGTTTAATTAGATGGGGATCACAAGTAGATTTAGTTCTACCTCTGGATGAGAGATTCAATTTCGAGACAGTATTAGATGATACAATGCATGTAAATGCTGGGCTCGATAAATTAGTAAAAATCAACTACAAAGAAAATGGCATCAAAAGCACATACCGACGAGGTATTTAGACAAAAAAGAATAGTGAAAAACCCTATTAAATTTAAAATTACATTAAACGACGAACAAAAAGAAGCGAAAGCAAAAATATTAGAAAATACACTTACCCTACTAGCAGGTAAAGCAGGTTCTGGAAAAACAATGTTAGCCTGTCAGATTGCACTAGACGGCCTATTTAGAAGACAATACGATAAGATTATTATTACAAGACCTACAGTATCTAAAGAAGATATTGGTTTCCTACCTGGTGATCTAAGAGAAAAAATGGATCCTTGGGTTCAACCTATTTACCAAAATATGTACGCTTTATATGATAAAGAAAAAGTTGAAAAGTGTATCGAAGAAGGACAAATTGAGATTGTACCTGTTAGTTTTATGCGCGGTAGAACTTTTTTGGATAGTTGTATTATTGTAGACGAAGCCCAAAACGTTACACACGAGCAAATGGAAATGATTGTTACTCGTATTGGTTTACGAAGCAAAATGATTATTTGTGGAGACGATCATCAGGTAGATTTAAAATCAAAACGCGATTCAGGATTTAAATTTTTATATACAGCTGCCCGTAGAGTAAAAAACATGGTTGGGATTACATTATTCCAAAACCATAGGGATCCTATTGTAGATGATTTGTTAGAAATATATGAAGAAGCTGCTGAACGAGGGATTGTAAAAGGAACATCGGGTGTTAAAGGAAAGTCTAGAAAAGGATAATCCTAATATTTATAATAAAAAAAATAATATCTTAAAATGCTAGCCATATTTATAACAAAAATATACAATGGCTAATATCCCAATTTATCCAGGTTCATCATCTTTTACTACTGGAGATACTCCTTTTGGGTTTTATGACAGTGATGCTGCATTTTCTACAGATGCTGATAGATTTGCTACATTTGCAGCCCGCCGATTAGGATATCCTATAGTAGATGTTGAACTCCAAGATATAAACTTCTATGCTGCTTTTGAAGAAGCTGTAACAATTTACGGTAATGAGGTATATGCTTATAAAGTAAGACAAGATTACTTATCTTTAGAAGGAGCTAATATTTCAAACGATGTTCCTAATGTTAATGGTAGTTCTTCACTAGCATTTTCCCAAGTTACTCCTAATATGGGGGTAATTATCAAACTATCAGAACAATACGGTACTGAAGCTGGAACAGGTGGTAATGTAGATTGGCATACAGGTTCGATTGCATTAACAGCTTCAGTTCAAGACTATGATTTAAATGCTTGGGCTGTTGAACAAGGATATGCTGATAAAGATATTGAAATTAAAAGAGTATTTTATGAAGCACCTCCTGCAATCGTAAAATTCTTTGATCCTTATGTAGGAACAGGAGAAGGTGTAATGAATTTAATGGATAGTTTTGGTTGGGGTAATTATTCACCTGCAATCAATTTCGTATTAATGCCTATTAATTACGATTTACAAGTTATACAACAAATTGAATTAAATGACCAAATTAGAAGATCAAATTTCTCATTTGAAGTTCAAAACAACAAGTTAAGATTATTTCCTATCCCAACAGCTGAAAGTTTAACCGAAATGCCTAATTTGTACTTCCAGTTTTTATTAAAATCTGAAAGATTAGCAAACAGTATTACAGGAGACTCAGGTTCAATTTCAAATGTTTCAAATGTTCCTTATGCAAACCCAATTTATACCCAAATTAATTCTGTAGGTAGAAGTTGGATTTTTGAATATGCTTTAGCATTGTGTAAAGAAATGTTAGGATATGTTCGTGGTAAATATACTCAAGTACCTATCCCGGGCAATGAAGTAACCATGAACCAAGCTGATTTATTAAGTTCAGCTACTGCAGATAAGACAGCTTTAATTGATAGATTAAGAGCTTATCTTGATGAAACTTCAAGAGAAAAATTGTTAGAAAGAAGATCATTGGAAACGGATTACAGACAAAAAGAATTAGCTCAGGTTCCTTTTCCAATTTATATAGGATAATATGGCATTATTTGGCGCTGAAAGAGATATAAGTCTATTTAGACACATAAATAGAGAACTGATGGGTGATATAATCACACAACAGTGTTCTTTCTACAAATTTAAGATAGAGGAAACTAAAATTAACCTCTATGGGGAAGCTGCTGAAGAAAAATATTATATGGGTCCTGTTTTATTAAACTGTTTGGTAGAAAGACGAGACCAAGAATACCCTGAAACTGATTTAGGTACAGATTTTGATTGGGGTGCTACATTTAAATTCTTACGTGACGATTTATTGGATAAAAATAAAGACTTTAATATAGATACTGCTATTTATGGAGCCGACCTAGTTCCAGAAGTAGGAGATATTATTATGTATAACGAAGGATATTATGAAGTAGACAATATTATTTCTAACCAGTATTTTGTTGGTAAAAATCCTGATTATCCTAATGAGGTTAACCCACTTAACCCTGGATTAGATAAATTTGGTTCTTCTATTTCAATTATTTGTGAAACACATTATGTTCCTGCTGACAAAGTTGGAATCTCCAGAGAAAGATATATTTAATGGCTGAAAAAGGAAAAATACCAACTCCAAAAACACAAAGAGAAATTAGTATTTCTCAACAGGATCCTTACGTTAATCCTGAAACAGGAGAAACTAGAGGTAATCCTAATGCTACTTCTACATTTAATAGAGGTAATCAAGTTTCATTTAGAGACGATAACACAAAACCTTTTACTTTAGGATTTAAAGAAATTGATGAAGCAATTTTCTATTATATGGAAAATGTAATCAAACCTACAGTTCAACAAAATGGTGTAGTACAAAAAGTACCTGTAATTTATGGGTCTCCTGAAAGATGGAAACAGATTCAAAAAGATGGATATTATAGAGATAAGAAAGGTAAAATTATGATGCCTCTTATCACTTTTAAACGTAATAGTATTGAACGTAATAGAGCATTATCTAGAAAGTTAGATGCTAATAACCCTAATAATGTTCAAATTTTTACAAAAAAATATAGCCAAAAGGACGTTTATAGTAATTTTAATTTATTAAATAATAGAATTCCATTAGAACAACATTATGCCGTTGTAATGCCTGATTGGGTAAATATTACGTATGATTTTATTATATCAACGTATTATATTGAGCAACTTAACAAAATTATAGAAGCCGTTAATTATGCTTCTGATTCATACTGGGGCAACCCAGAACGCTTTAAATTTAGAGCAACTATTGATAGTTTTGCAACACCTACTGAATTAGTAAGTGGAGGAGAAAGAACAGTAAAAGCAACCTTCCAGTTAAAATTATATGGTTATGTTGTTCCCGACACTATTCAAAAAGAATTAACAGCATTAAAGAAATTCAATTCTAAAACAAAAATTATATTCAACGTGGAGATGGTTTCAAGTGTTGATGATATAACCGAAGACTCACAAGAACCCCCTTCAATCAAAAACACCTCATCTCCTGTTTCTTTTGAAGAATAGTTTTAAATTTTTGATATTTATAAATAAAAATGAGTATTAATCTAAGGCTAGAAAAAGGATCCGAATTAACCTTTTCCGAAGTAGATGAGAATTTTAAGTCTCTTTACTACTCTAGTTCTTTAGATGGGGAAACTCTTAATTTTTACTTTACAGGTAGTAACCCCCCAGTTTCCGAAAGTATAAGTTTAAGTGGGATTGGTGGTGCTGGTACATCAGGTACGTCTGGTATCTCGGGTGCAAGTGGCACCTCAGGTACTTCAACTGGTACATCAGGCACCTCAGGCGAATCAGGCACCTCAGGTATAGACGGAACAAGTGGTACTTCAGGAGCAAATGGTACATCAGGTTCTTCCGGTGAATCAGGTACCTCAGGTATAGACGGTACTTCAGGCACATCAGGCGAATCAGGCACATCAGGCGAATCAGGTACTTCAGGTGTAAATGGCACATCAGGCACATCAGGCGAATCAGGTACATCAGGAGTCGATGGAACAAGTGGCACCTCAGGCATAGATGGCATTTCAGGAACTAGTGGAGTTGATGGCACTTCAGGTTCTTCAGGCGAATCAGGCACCTCAGGTATAGACGGAACATCAGGTACATCTGGCATAGGTGGCACTTCAGGCACTTCAGGCGAATCAGGCACATCAGGTATAGACGGTACTTCAGGAACTAGTGGCGAATCAGGCACATCAGGTATAGACGGAACATCAGGAACTTCAGGCGAATCAGGTACATCAGGAGTCGATGGAACAAGTGGCACCTCAGGCATAGATGGCACTTCAGGAACTAGTGGCGAATCAGGCACTTCAGGTTCTTCTGGTTCTTCAGGCACTTCAGGAATTGATGGCACCTCAGGAACAAATGGTTCAAGCGGCACATCAGGTATAGACGGAACATCAGGAACTTCAGGTGAATCAGGTACATCAGGTATAGACGGAACATCAGGAACTTCAGGCGAATCAGGTACATCAGGAGTCGATGGAACAAGTGGCACCTCAGGAAATTCAGGTGATTTGTACGCAACAACATCATCTACAAGTTTAACAATAGGAACAGGAACTCAAAATCTCACAGTTGATACAGATCTAGCATATACTGTTGGACAAACAGTAATTATTGCTTTTGATGATAGTAATAAAATGGAGGGTAGTATAATAAGCTACAACCCCACAACAGGTGCTATGTCTGTTAATGTTACATCAACAACTGGTAGCGGTACATATAGTTCTTGGGAAGTAAATTTAGCTGGAGCCCCTGGCCCAGCTGGTAGTTCAGGTACAAGTGGAATCTCAGGCACTTCAGGCATAGATGGCACTTCAGGCTCTTCAGGTTTATCAGGCACATCTGGCATAGATGGCACTTCAGGAACTAGTGGCGAATCAGGCACCTCAGGTATAGACGGTACTTCAGGTTCATCGGGTACTTCAGGAATAGACGGTACTTCAGGAACCTCAGGCGAATCAGGCACCTCAGGTATAGACGGAACATCAGGCACCTCAGGCATAGATGGCACTTCAGGAACTAGTGGCGAATCAGGTACTTCAGGAATTGATGGAACAAGTGGCACCTCAGGTATAGACGGAACATCAGGAACTAGTGGAGGTGATGGCACTTCAGGAACTAGTGGCGAATCAGGTACATCAGGCATAAATGGGACATCGGGTACATCAGGCGAATCAGGTACTTCAGGTACTTCAGGCGAATCAGGCACCTCAGGTATAGATGGTACTTCAGGTACTTCAGGCGAATCAGGCACCTCAGGTGTAAATGGCACATCAGGTACTTCAGGCGAATCAGGCACCTCAGGTATAGATGGTACTTCAGGAACTTCAGGTGAATCAGGCACAAGTGGGGTCGATGGTACCTCGGGCACTTCAGGCGAATCAGGCACTTCAGGAATAGACGGTACTTCAGGCACCTCAGGCGAATCAGGTACTTCAGGAGTCGATGGAACAAGTGGCACCTCAGGCATAGATGGCACTTCAGGCACTTCAGGCGAATCAGGTACATCTGGCATAAATGGGACATCGGGTACATCAGGCGAATCAGGTACTTCAGGAGTCGATGGAACAAGTGGCACCTCAGGTATAGACGGAACATCAGGAACTAGTGGAGTTGATGGCACTTCAGGTTCTTCTGGTTCTTCAGGTACTTCAGGAATTGATGGCACCTCAGGAACTAGTGGCGAATCAGGCACATCAGGTATAGATGGAACAAGTGGCACTTCAGGCATAGATGGAACATCAGGCACTTCAGGTATAGACGGTACTTCAGGAACTAGTGGCGAATCAGGTACATCAGGTATAGATGGAACAAGTGGCACTTCAGGCATAGATGGAACATCAGGCACTTCAGGCGAATCAGGTACATCTGGCATAGATGGCACTTCAGGCACCTCAGGCGAATCAGGCACATCAGGTATAGACGGCACTTCAGGAACTTCTGGTGAATCAGGTACATCAGGTATAGATGGCACTTCAGGCACTTCTGGTGAATCAGGTACATCAGGTATAGATGGAACAAGTGGCACCTCAGGCATAGATGGAACATCAGGCACCTCAGGTATAGATGGTACATCAGGCTCTTCAGGTTCTTCTGGTACTTCAGGTATAGACGGAACATCAGGTACATCTGGCATAGATGGCACTTCAGGTACTTCAGGCGAATCAGGCACTTCAGGAATTGATGGCACTTCAGGAACTAGTGGTGAATCAGGCACTTCAGGTATAGATGGAACAAGTGGCACTTCAGGAATAGACGGTACTTCAGGTTCATCGGGTACTTCAGGCATAGATGGCACTTCAGGCACCTCAGGAGTTGATGGCACCTCAGGAACAAATGGTTCAAGCGGCACATCAGGTATAGATGGAACAAGTGGCACATCAGGTATAGATGGCACATCAGGCTCTTCAGGTTCATCAGGTACTTCAGGCATAGATGGCACTTCAGGCACCTCAGGAGTTGATGGCACATCAGGCACCTCAGGCATAGATGGCACTTCAGGAACTAGTGGTGAATCAGGCACATCAGGTATAGATGGAACAAGTGGCACTTCAGGTATAGATGGCACTTCAGGAACTTCAGGCGAATCAGGTACATCAGGTATAGATGGAACATCAGGAACTAGTGGCGAATCAGGCACTTCAGGTACATCAGGCATAGACGGTACTTCAGGTTCTTCAGGCATAGATGGCACTTCAGGAACTAGTGGTGAATCAGGCACATCAGGTATAGATGGAACAAGTGGCACCTCAGGTATAGACGGCACTTCAGGTTCTTCTGGTTCTTCAGGAACATCAGGTATAGATGGAACATCAGGTTCATCAGGCACTTCCGGTATAGACGGCACTTCAGGAACTTCAGGCGAATCAGGCACCTCAGGCATAGATGGTACTTCAGGCACTTCAGGTATAGATGGTACATCAGGCTCTTCAGGTTCATCAGGTACTTCAGGCATAGATGGTACTTCAGGCACTTCTGGCGAATCAGGCACTTCAGGCATAAATGGAACATCAGGTACATCAGGTATAGATGGAACAAGTGGTACCTCAGGAACTTCAGGTGAATCAGGTACTTCAGGTACATCAGGTATAGATGGAACAAGTGGTACCTCAGGAACTTCAGGTGAATCAGGTACTTCAGGTTCTTCAGGCATAGATGGCACTTCAGGCACTTCAGGCGAATCAGGCACATCAGGTATAGACGGTACTTCAGGAACTAGTGGTGAATCAGGTACTTCAGGTACATCAGGCATAGACGGTACTTCAGGAACTAGTGGTGAATCAGGTACTTCAGGTACATCAGGCATAGACGGTACTTCAGGTTCTTCTGGTTCTTCAGGAACATCAGGCATAGATGGCACTTCAGGTTCTTCTGGTTCTTCAGGCACTTCAGGAATTGATGGAACAAGTGGCACCTCAGGTATAGACGGTACTTCAGGTACTTCAGGCACTTCAGGCGAATCAGGCACATCAGGTATAGATGGAACAAGTGGCACATCAGGAACATCAGGCGAATCAGGCACCTCAGGCATAGACGGTACATCAGGTTCTTCAGGTACTTCAGGTATTTTACCTTTAACAGGCACGACTACAAACGGTGTTATCACTTATGATGGTGATGGTACAGGTACAGTTGAATCAAATCTTACTTTTAATGGTTC